ATCGAGGGGATGACGCTGCACTTCGTGACCGACAGAGCGCCGCTATCGAGAGAAGCGATTCGACTGATGGTAGACCGGCTGGCGGGAGAGTGAGCGGGGCGCAGAAAACAAAAAAACATTTATGTAAATTTGTTAATGAAAACAACTAGTTGCATGATGGACAATAAATTAGGTGAGTGGTAAGGAGTGTCGATTACGGGGCAATGCCAACCGCTGCCGCCACTTTGTCGCCACTTCGAATCCTCTTCTCGTATTCATCTACTGCTTGCTCAACTTCAGTTAGATACGATTTGAAGGCGTTTAAGACCATGGTCAATGCACCATTCATAAACAGAACTTGTTTTCCATCCTTTTTAAATATATCAGGATTAGCATCCATAAGTTCGATAATGAGTTTACTATTCTGTCCATCGTTCTCTATATATTTAGCATCGTTGTGCGCGCAACTATTTCTTAGTTTTGTTATTTTTTTGATGGTTGGATAGTGAGTTGATACTTTCATTTCAAGAAGTTTTTTTATGAATAGATGACTCCTCTCAAATCCGCTGCCTTTAAGATCTGAAATGTTTATAGGGGTATGATGTCTGTTTGCAAAATTATTGCAAAATTTTTCAATCTCGTGCTCAAACATCCCGAAGATAGTTAAGAATACAGACCTGCGAAACACACTTGGATAATACTCTAAGAACATTTCATCTAGGTCAACAGCTGAACTGTCAAGACCCATGTAGTGATCAATTGTCTGATAGAGTCCTTCTTCAGGAGAGATACCAATCACATATTCTTCTGGGCCTTTTTCTTTATACTCTGCAATCCCTTTTTTAATTGAGGATTCACTTTGCGTTATTAATGCTTCGATAATGTCAAATGTTAGGGAGAAATCGAAAATTGGAACTTTAAATGAGAACTTAACCATCTTTAAACCCTTTAAAAACTTACTTCATTGACACCCAGTGTTGCTAGCGGATTAAATCTATGTGCCGTTTCTAAGTGATCAGGCGCTAGATGAGCATAACGCATTGTCATTTTAATGTCGTAATGACCAAGGATTTTTTGTAAAGCAAGGATGATCCCGCCGGAAATCATGAAGTGTGCAGCAAACGTATGACGCAGAACGTGGGTAAGTTGCCCGCGAGGAAGCACGATGGAGGTTTTATCCATCACAGATAAAAACTGAAAGTAGCAGTCAGTAAAGAACTTGAAGCCGTCCAGAGCAATGATTTCTTCATAAAGCTCTTTGTTGATCGGAATGCTGCGGTTCTTTTTGCCCTTGGTCCTGACGAAGGTAATTCGGTACTTAGTGACCTGGGAGCGAGTGAGGTTCACCGCTTCGCGCCATCGTGCACCAGTGCTCAGGCAGATCTTAACCACCAGAGCGAGCAGGGCGCTTTGGCGCTGGCAGTCATAAAGTAGCTCTGTGATTTGTTCATGTGTCAGCCAGGCCATTTCCTTTTCGGCAATCGTGAACTTGCGCATGCTTTCCAGTGGGTTTGGTGCTGTCCATTCTCCGAGCCGGGCCAACTCGCTAAAAACGCTGCTCAGATTGCTTTGCTCCAGATTGATCGTGACCGGGCTGGCACCTTTCTTCCATTTCTCACTAAAGTAGATTTCACCGGTCAAGCGTTTGTCACGATAATGTGCGAACAATTTCGAGCTGAGATCAGTGGCGAGAGGGTTTCCGAGTGCATCGACCATCAGGATCAGCTTGCTATAAATATGCTCGCCAGCGGTCAGAGATTTGCCGTGCAGTTTGAACCAGAGTTCCACGACGTCTTTCAGAGTGCGACGGTATAGCGATTCACCCAGCCAGGGCTTAGCCTCTGCCTCGTCCATAGTATGGCGTTCAAAAGCCAGTGCCTCTCCTTTGGTGGCAAACTGCTTACGCACACGACGCCCACTGCGTCCGGCAGGGTAGCATTAGCAAATCCATTTTCCTGTGTCGAGTTTTCGTACTGCCAAAAAAAGCCCTCATGTCTGAAGGCTAAATTTTAACTGTATATCTAAACAGTGATCAATGTATGGTTTTAATCAAAAATACATTTACACTTCGCCAAAAAACTTGATTATGTTATATAGCCATGTTGGAGTATGTATCTCATCACTTTCATAGACAACATTTCTATACTCGTCACAGAAGATATTTTTTTTACTTGGTTCATTAAAGTAATTTCTAATAATTTGTTTTTGACTGGTTGTTATATCTAATATTCCTGCTGCAACATTTGAGGAAAGAGTTTCAACATCTTCAATGAATGAAAATCTTGTTTCTCCATTCATATAAACACGATAGATCGTTTCGTGGAAAAATATTCCATCCAAAGCATCCTCAATTTCAGTTGGTGGAGATACTCTATTGTCAGTTGTTTTTAATAAATCAACATCCGTAAGATCTTCACGAAGAAGTAATCGCCTAATTCTAATTTGTGGAATGCTATCTATAGATTCGAACTTATCATATGCTAAGTCAGTATCTAATAAACAGAACACTTTCCCTTTAATGGCTGGCCTTCTGTCTTTTAGAGCTAGAACCAAATATGAATAGATATCTTTTAGTGCAAATGAACCACCAACACTTAAAATTATTATGTTTTTTTCGTCTATTTCTTCGAAATCAAGATGGGCTTCAATATATTTTTTATCAGTTTTACCCTCACATAGTATCCAGTTATAATTATTGGATGAGGTTATTGAAGTTATTATAGACTGTACTAAATCATGATTGCTTTTAACTTCTAAAGTATCTAAATATGAACCGCGAGACTCTTTTACAAGTACAGATAATTCCTCTCTGTAGTATTCAAGATTTATACACTTAATAAATGATTGGTTTGGTGATATATAAGTTGCACTACCACTCATAGCTGCGGGGAGAAAACCATACCAGTGTGTTGTACAAATTGTCTGTATACCCAGTTCGCTTATCTCTCTTATTTTCTCAAACTGCTTGAAGCAAGATGTTGCATGTAAGGAAAGTTCTGGTTCGTCCACGGCGAGAACAGTTGATTGCTGAGTTTTTTTCGGATTTCCTTTCAAAAACCCCATGGATAAATCGAGTAAAGCTTTTCTTTTTTCACCAGAACTCAGATTGTGTACAGGAGTATCTCTGTTTATACTATCTATGTAATGTAAAATTTTGTCGCTAAAGTACGATTCTATAATTTTTGCAATCATGTGGCGCTGAGTAAAAGAGTTTTGCCGCTGTGTTGGCCTTTTGAAATGATATTTGCCATTAAGTTTTTGAGATAGCTGCTCAACAAATTCGTTTAGATATTGATTTATTTCCGAAATATCCTTTTTCTTTATTATTTTACTGATCTTCTGTTGGAGATTTTCACCCAGTAGAGATTGTAACAGTTCACTCTCAATTTTTGAGTATTCTGATGTGGTTATTTCTGCTGGTAAGTAAATATAGTTATATGTCTCTCTTACAAAATCTAGCATTTTATATAAAGTGTTTTGGAAGAAATTTTTTCTTTGCGTAGAGTTGACTGCAGCTGAGTCAGGTATTAAATCATCGATTTGATTTTTATAATCATCTATGGATTCAAAAATAGACATAAATGGCAGAGGCACTTCACCAGCAGATTTTTTTATAATTCCAATAGGAATAAGGAAATAATCATTAGTTCGATAGTGGGATTCAAGGAGGGTTCTGTGATTAATGATTTTTTCTGCTAAAACTCTTTGCGAAGAGTTAAAATCCTCGCTTTCGACCTGCCATGTTATATCGCTAATAACCTCTAATGTTTTAAATATTGAAGTATTACCTTTAACTCTTTCTTTACGGATAAGAAAAATAGGAACAATGAACGGCTCCCTTGTGTCAAACCCTTGACTGCGAGCATCATTATTAATATCAAGCCTATTGATATCGGCTTTGTTTAGCACGGTATCAATAGCTTGTAGTGCGGAACTCTTACCAACACCATTTTCACCGATCAACCATGAAGAGCTTCCATTTATGGTTAATGGAATATAATGTTGATTTCTGAAGTTTTTAAAATTTCTTAAGAGCACACCAACAATCATTTTTTCATCCATTAAAAGGGAGTTGATTATTTGCAGGTCATGATTACCTTGGCAATAATACTAATGTCATTAATGTTACATTCTATTTTACTTGATGTAGATTCTAGCATTACGCGATTGTTAGGTAATCTTACTAATTTACGGATAGAAAAAATCCCATCGATAGAAATTATCCATAAACCATCATTTACTTCATTTGAATAATTTTTTACCAGATATGTTGCGTCAGCTGTCTCAATAGCTGAAATGCCCTCAAGATCTTTTGGCAATAATGTTAAGTCGAATAATAAATATCCATTATCAAGGGGTTTTCCTCCACTGAGTTTTTGTTTGGTAAAGCTCATAATTTGAGTTTTTGCATCTACCCACATCGGTCCTTCAGATGTCGATAGCCACCGAAGAGATACTCCTGTTTCTAATGCACATTGGATTATCCAGTCTGCAGGAAAGGTATCCCTCATATAGCGATTAGCCAACGTGCTTTTCGAAACATCTAGATGGTCAGCAAGGGCTTGTCGTGTTGTAAACCCATATGCCTCGACCAATCGCTCAATCGCAGCCTTGCCACCCTGATTGGGATTTATTTTGATCTTATTTGGGTACTTTGATGTTGACATGTCTCGATATGCCATCCTGGTATTAATTTGGTACACAATTGGGTGCTTATCACGATTACTACCGGATCACCACAAGCCAATAGGAGATGTTGCATCATGACCCCCAATATTTCAATCATCTGACCACGCCGCACGTCACAAATGAGTGCTACAGCGAGTTAACAGGGCTACTTGTTGACATAATAAATGACATGCTCGCAGATGGTCGGTTGCCTCGTCACCGCCTGCGCAAAGATAAGAAGCGTGAAAAGGTAATGATTAACATCGTTGCTCTAACCTTTGATGTACTCTCAGATTGCAATGTGACTATTAACTAGTTCCATTTTGAGACTTCGCGGAGCAATTGATCATGTTTGACTATTGCATATCAAAACATCCCCATTTCAATGAAGCCTGCCGGGCCTTCGCCCTACGCCACAACATGGCGAAGCTGGCAGAGCGTGCAGGTATGAATGTTCAAACCCTGCGTAATAAGCTCAACCCAGAGCAACCGCATCGGCTCACAGCGCCAGATATCTGACTGTTAACCGATCTCACCGAAGACTCAACGCTGGTTGATGGATTTCTGGCGCAGATTCATTGCCTGCCATGCGTACCTACCAATGAAGTCGCACGGGAGAAAATGCCGCAGTACGTCCTGAAAGCCACCGCCGAGATCGGCCGTGTCGCTGTCACTGCGGTTTCTGGTGTTCAACTGAATGCGACCACCCGCCGGCAGGTTATCGAAAGCGTCAACTCCGTTACTCGGCTGATGCCACTTACCGCTATTCCACTGCAGGCGCGTTTACAGGCTAACCCTGCAATGGCAAGTGTCGTCGATACCATGACGGGTCTTGACTCTTCGTTTGGTCTGAGCTGAGGTGTTTATGCTGAACAATGAACCCTCATTTGCGTCGCTTCTCGTTAAGAAAAGCCCGGCAATGCACTGCGACTACGGCTGGATTATTGGGAAGGATGGTAAGCGCTGGCATCCGTGCCGCTCGCAGGATGCGCTTTTGGCCGACCAGTCCACTACCCAACAGAGGAAACCATAGCTGTTGAAGGTCCTGCAGAGACTGTTTCACTGAGTACCGGTCAGCGCCTGAATGGGCTGAACCATATTGCAAGGCTGCGTTTGGTCAAACCGAAGCGCCGAAAAGGCTACAAACAGGAAATTACGGAACATCAACGGTTGCAACTCGATGCGGAATTGTGGTCCAGAGGATTTGACGCGAGTGAAACGGAAGAGGATCTGCTTCTGCGTGGCGCAAGTCTGCCATCTGGGGCCGGGCTGCGCCTGTTCTATCGGAACCAGCGCCTACAGGAGGATGACAAATGGCGTCAGTGGTACTGAAAAATGCAGGAATGAGATTATATATTAATCAAATGGTTAGCTGAATAAAAAAGTATTTCAGCTTTAAATTATATGATGTTCTGTATATATAAACAGTAATATTGGGAGGGTGTTGTGAACGATTTGTTCATGGAATCACTTGCATTGCTGCGGATAGAACTTATGGCCCGGTTGGTCGCCAGCTCAGATTGTAGCGATGATGACAAGGAGGTTGCCATTACATGGTTGTCAGAACTGACAAGCGAACTGGTGAACAGGTTAAATCAGTACGGGGTAGGTCAGGATGAATGTAAGCATTAATCTTTTTGTTCTCTGTGAAATTCCCTCCCACAGAGTGCACTTGATGTTGAGAAGAGAGTGCATGTCTATGGTGCATGGATTTGCATGATCCAGAAAGGTTCGCAACGGGCCAGAGCCGCCAGTGCTGGCGGGCTTTCTGGCCTATCATGCCCTTGCATGAAAACCACGCCACAAAGCGGGCAGGGGGGCGGGGATACGAGCGCGCGCAACGGGTATACGCCTAGACTTGTTGAAATATTTATCATATAAACCTACTGTCAAATCTAGGGGAGTCAGAGGATGATCCAGCCGAAAGTATTTATATCCTATAGTTGGTCTAGTAAAACTCATCAGCAACATATCAAGGATATGGCTGAACGATTAGCAGCGGATGGGGTTGAAACTGTCATAGATATCTATGATTTGAAAGAAGGGGATGATAAAAACCATTATATGGAACGTATGGTTCAGGATGAAACCGTCACACATGTCTTGGTAATTTGTGATAAAAAATATTCTGAAAAAGCTGACCTTAGAAAGGATGGTGTCGGTGTAGAGTCTATGATAATTTCTCAGGAAATATATTCATCCGTTTCACAATCCAAATTTATACCGCTGATATTTGAGTATAAAGAAAGTGGCGATCCTTATGTTCCTATATTTCTGAAGTCTAGAATTTATATTGATTTTTCTACGCCGGAGAAAGAAAATGATAATTGGGAACGATTAATTAGGCTGCTCTATGGAAAGCCAGAGTTTACAAAACCACCATTGGGCAAGCCGCCTATCTATTTGGAACAAGATACATCGAAGCCAACATATGAAATTCATGCTAAATTTCAAACTTTAAAGTCGGCGGTATTAAACCAAAAGCAGAATGTAAAGGAGTGCAGAAGGCAGTTTCTTGAGATATGTCGAAGTTATTGTGTATCGTTACAGGTATTAACGAAACCAACTACGGATGATTTTGCAGCAGAAGTATTGCAAATTCATAAGGAGCTTATCCCTGTGAGGGACGCCATTACTGATTGGATTATTCTTGAGGGGGATACTCAGAATGAGGATTTCTCTAAAGCACTACTACAGTTTATGGAAGTAATGCTAGCGATCAGAAGTCGGCCAAAAAATATTAACTCATGGAATGATTTGTGGTTTCTTTCGCATCAGATTTTTGCTTATGAAACATTCTTATATATATTGGCAGCATTAATAAAAATTGAAGCTTTTCAGCAGGTATATATTTTACTACATTCATCCTATCTTTTGCCTGATCATCTAGTTAGCCCTGGTACGGAGTTTGCTAACTATAGTGAATTATTTGTAAACTCTGATTTCCTTCAAAGTAAATTGGCTCCTGAAAATTACCGGCTGCATTCACCCATTGCAGAGTTGGTTAAACTAAGTGCAACAAGAGAAGATGTGTCTTTTGATGATTTGAAACAGGCTGATCTCGTTGCTCTTATGATATCTTTCATTAGTCCGGGAGTTTATTGGTATCCCCAATTATTATTATATTCTGCGCATTACGAAAAATATCCTCTTTTTACAAGGGCAATACAGCATAGAGGATTTAAAAATATTGCGACTATCACTGGGGTTAATGATAGTAAACTTTTAGTTCAGAAGCTGACTGAAGGTGATGCTAAGCGAAATACTAGCAACTGGCACCACTTCAGCTTTAATAGAAATTTCCTTGAACAAATGAATGTTAACCGTTTAGACAGCATTGATTAGAAAAATAAAAGGCGCTTTTTAAAGCGCCTTTTATTTTTTTTAGAAATCAATATCTAAGGTGTATTTTTCGAAACAGATCACTTCTTCATCTAGCCATTTATTCAGTTCCTGCAGTCGCTTCTGCAGTGGCATCAATTCGTTACGTACAAAAACGCCGCTGGCCTTTTCCACATCCCTAAACTCCCCAACATTACTCGACATAATCCCCATCATCTGTGGAGGCACGCGTGTAAGTATCCCGCATAATCGTGCCATTCACATTTAGAGATCCTCCGGCATAATCAATCCGTGAGGCGTTGTCGATTGAAATCGATCTGAATCTGCCAGCTCTGCGCGTGGTCCGTGTGCTCGACAGGATCGCGGCAAACCGTGATTATCCGATCATGCTACGCATGGATAATGGTCCGGAATTTATCTCACTTGCACTGGCTGAATGGGCAGAGAAACATGCAGTAAAACTGGAGTTTATCCAGCCGGGTAAGCCGACACAGAACGCTTTTATTGAGCGCTTTAACCGGACATACCGTACAGAAATACTCGATTTTTATCTGTTCAGAACGCTGAATGAAGTGCAGGAAATCACGGAAAGATGGGTGTCAGAATATAACTGTGAACGCCCGCATGAATCACTGAACAATATGACGCCGGAAGAATATCGACAGCACCATTATTTGGCCGGGATCTCAAAAAATGCATGGAACTAAAACGGGTCTATTTACACGCGGTGCGCTGCGATCATTTCATCCCGGCTCACGTTTTTGATATTTAGAAACTCATCCTTTGCCGCGACTTCTGACAGTTGAATGATCTGGATGCCGTCCTTTTTTCCGTTAGGCGAGTACATAAACAGGTTGCGGAAGTTGCCCGGTCCCTTGGCGCTTTTCATCGCATGGCGGATGTTGTTCACAGCGGACTCATTCAGCTGGGTTGATGGGATGGCCGAAAGATAGCCGAGCAGCCCGTAAATTTCCTGGTTAATGTCAGGCTCCAGCAGATGAAAATGCTTCCCGGCGTAAATTCATAGGGCTGGCTGGTCATACCGTATTGCACGAACCAATAGGCGTCGAGGACAACTCCGCGCCGCGTGTATTTCGCCAGGGTCGGCTCCAGTGACAGCACTCCACCGAGCCGGTTAGTACGCTTTTCCAGGTAGGCGTTGCCAAATACCAGGTCATACTGAACAAAACGGGTAAAAGCCTGCTGACTAAGCAGGCGGTGCGGGATATATGTACTGCTGAGAATGTCACGCTTAACGGCAATCGGTGAGCTGTGATGCACAGCGGCACGATAGGTGCGGGCCAGCCCGTCAAAGCTCATGGGCGGTTCATACCACTTATCCATCTGCACGTATGCCACGTAATCCAGAAGCTTGCGGCGTTCCAGTACAGGAATGGGATCACCAAAGCTGAATGCCTGGGTGGGCGCAGTGTCATTGGTTTGTACGTCAGGCGGCATTACATCCTGTACGGTGCTCTCAGTCATCAAATAATCTCCACAATGTTACTGGTATTGGCAGCTTCGCTCTGCAGCGGTTCGTTAAACAATTCGTGCATCGTTGCTCAGGCCAGATCGGCGTGGCTGGCTTCTTCGCTGCGGCTCGATTCATAGGTTGGACGGTTGCCGCTGACTGCGGTGGCGCGGTGGATAGCCATGAATGATTGCGCGATGTCGGTATGACCGGTGTCAAACTCAATGAGGCGATGACTGATGATGTCGTAGGCTTTGAGCACCAGAGCTTTTTTGACGTTAGGATTATAGACAAACTCCCGCACGGCAGGGAAAGCCTTTGACGTTCTCATAGACACCGTGACCGACGCCGATAGAGTCAATGCCGATACAGGAGTGATTGCTCACTGGCTGTATACACGCGAACCGGAGAAAAAAGAAACTACCAAAGTTAAGCGCCGACGGAAGGCGACAAAACCAAAAGAGCCTGAAGCAAAGCAGGAGGATTATCTGGTCGGGACAGATGAGAACGTACTGGTTCTGAACCGGACCTATGCCAACCTCGCTAATGCTGAACGGGCGGCAAAAATGAACTGGGAGCGGCTGCAGCGTGGTGTGGCGTCATTTTCTCTGCAGCTGGCAGAAGGCCGCGCGGATCTCTATACGGAAATGCCTGTGAAGGTCACCGGCTTTAAACAACCCATTGATGATGTCAGCTGGATCATCACCACGTTAACGCACACGGTAAACCCGGATAGCGGATTTATGACCAGCATCGAGCTGGAAGTGAAAATAGATGAGTTTGCATTGGAATGATTAGTTTCAAATTGAGAACAATTATGTATCATTATTGCGAAATGGTTAATAATGAGGGCTGATTATTATGATGAATTGTCCTATGTGTGGGCAGGCTGAACATACCCGAAGCAGCTTCCAGGTTTCCAATGAAACCAAAGAACGCTACAACCAGTGCACTAACATCGAGTGCGGGCATACCTTCGTGACGCATGAGACTTTTGTGCGCTCAGTATGCCATCCTCAAAAAATCAGCCCAGCACCGCCTCATCCAAAAGGTATGCAGGAATAATTTGCTTACTGAACCCGGCCCGCCATTGGCGGTTTTTTTTATGGCTGATGAGCGATGTGCAAGGTGGATGAGTGCCGATTTGTTAGCTATAAACCCTTTCGGATGGTCTAAGCATGCTACTTTTTCAAGCATCTGTAACGCCGAGATGTGCAAGTATGGAGAAGCTATGAGTTCTGGTAAATATTGGATAAGCAATAACTACATTTACGGGCCGAAGGAGTCTGGTCGCTTCTGGATTTCAGGTGGGTACATCTATGGGCCAAGAAATTCAGGGAAGTATTGGATAAGCGGAAACTACATCTATGGCCCCAAGCATGGTGGTAAGTTTTGGATTAGTGGTGGTTATATCTACGGACCTTCTGGGTTGGAACTGCCTTGGTTGTCGTAGCGCTGCCGCCATTTTGTCGCCACTAGTGCCCAAACAACGCTCTAACTGACTGATTATAAAGCTTACAAATTTCAGAAAACAAAAAACCCATCAACCTTGAACCTAAGTGGCGGGGTTGATGGGCTCCACAAAATGGGGACATCAAAGAAAAGCAGTGGCACTACTTATGACTGACGCCAGCTAAAAAAGTTCTGCGTATACGCGTTTTTTTTCTGAAAAGTTTACTGTAGCCCCGGCCAGATGATAACAATCAGCGTACCTGCCAGGGTTAACAACACGTTAGCGATGGCGTAGGTCCCCGCGTATCCCAGCGCCGGAATATTGCTGCGCGCGGT